GGCTGCGGCATTACCGCCATCGCTCAGGTCCCAGAAATTAGACATAGACTTCTTCCTCTTCGTTGTTGGCTTCCGGAGCTGTCGCCGCCGTGGTTTTTGGGGTTGCCGCTTCGCCGGCCATGTATTGGGCAAACGGGTTCTGGCCGCGCACGAGGGGAATATCCTCGGTGATGCCAATGCGATTTTTCGTGATCGCGGTGGGGGTCAGGTAGGTGACGAGCACCCGCTCTCCGGTCGAGACAGCACGCTTGTTTTCGCCGTCCTTGCCGACAACAACGGTGGCCTGCTTGATGAAGCCGACAACATCAACGCTGTCGACATAGGCTGCCATCGATTTCGAGTGCAGGCGCAGCGAATACTGGCTGTAACCCTCACCGTCCGGCGGATTGATCGACACGATGTCGCTGTGCGCAATGAAAACGACGTGCATACCCTTCCTGCGCAGGACCTCGGCCGCTTTGCGGACCCGGTTGTGCATGACGGCCACAGCGTCCCGTCCTGCCCCATAGCCGCCCATGGCGGTCTGGATGGATTTTGCCTTGGGGTCGTTCTTGAGGATGTCATCCGCGAAAAGGGTCTCAAGGCCCGTGACGCTGTCGATGATGACGGTCTTATAAGGATGCTCTTCTGTTGCCAGCGCCAGCAGCTGGTCCCAGAGTTTCTTGGGCGAGTCGGTCTCTCCGATCGAGACCGGCATGTCACCCGGAGGCAGATCGCGGGGGGTCTTTTCGCCCTGCGTCTGAATGAGGAACGCAGGCCCGGGGAGCGTTGCCGCAAGGCTCGTTTTCCCAGTACCAGGCGTACCGCAAATTGTGAGGATCAAGGGTTCCGGCGTCGCCGCGCGTGCCCCGGTGAGGATGGACATCAGTGCTCTCCTTTTCTCTTCGCTCTGATGCTCTAGACTTGCGGGAACAAAGGTGTATTGTCAAGCATGGTTTAACCCGGAAAGGAAAAAAGATGACGAAGGAAAAAGCCATTGCGATTTTCGGCAGCGTGCGGGCGCTGGCGGACGCGCTTGGAATTACCGAGCAGGCGGTCAATCAGTGGAAAGACGAAATTCCCCCGCTTCGCGCTTACCAGATTAGGGATTTAGTCAGCGCACGGAAAACCAAAAAGGACAGGGCGGGCGCATGATCTATCTGATAATCGCCCCGGCCGTTGCGCTGTGCAAGATTGGTTACTCGTCGAATGTTGATGAGAGACTGAAGAGCCTGAATTTCGCCTCGCCTGTGGATCTCGAATTACACAAGACGCGGCGTGGCGGGTTCAAGACAGAGCATGCAATACACGCTGCTGCCGCGGCTTACAGGGTAAAATTTGAGTGGTTCTCGTTCACTCCGGAGGTCGTCAATATTTTTGACAGTACACCGACGTTGGACGTGGACACGGTGTATTCGTTGAAAAAGGCAATGTCTCTCGTCGAGACGGCGCAATCGGAAAATCCCTTGCGCGATCGGGCTTCTCGGGCCCCAATGCTCGATTGGACTTTTCATGAATTGAGGGAGCTACAAGGATGACCGACCAGGCTGGGGCGGCTTCGGCTCGCAATGAGAGTGCGCCGTTCAGAGCGCAGCAATTTTGGGAAGCAGGGCTCAGGGTGTTTCCGCTCTATGGGTTCCTGAGTGACAGTACGGGCCGGGCGGCGCGGTGCCTGTGCGGCTGGTCCGAATGCAAGGCGCCAGGCAAGCATCCTGTGGCCTCGAACTGGCAGCATACGCCGCCCTGGGACCCCGACCAGATGGACGCGATGGTCACCTACAACCAGTTCGACTCAGGTTTTGGTGTGCTGTGCCGCGGGCTTTTGGTTATTGACATCGATGCGCGCAATGGCGGCATCGCTTCGTTTGCGCGGTTGTCGAAGCTGGTGCCGGAGATCGCTGGCGCTGGCTTGATTGTCGAGACCGGATCGGGCGGCGGTTCGCGGCATTTCTACTTCAGAGCACCGGCCGAGGGCGTCGCGCTGCTCCAGCATCTGCCGGACTATCCGGGGCTCGATTTCAAAAGCAGCGGCTTCGTGGTCGGGCCGGGATCGCGGCATGCGTCTGGCGGTGCTTACCGCGTCGCGTATGGGTCTGTAGACGATATTGATGCAGCGCCGGCAGGCTTGATCGAGATACTCGCGCGGCCCGAGCGGCATCGCTCTGAATTTGACGGCCGCGTCGTCGATGTCTCGTTCGATGACATCGAGGGGATGCTGGCACACATTCCAAATACAGATCTCGACTATGAGATCTGGATTCGGATCGGGATGGCCATCCACCACGCGACGGGCGGGGCCGGGCAGGCGCTTTGGGTGGAATGGTCGCGCACCAGCTCAAAGCATGACGAGCGCATCATGGATTACAAATGGCATTCCTTCGGCCGATCCTCCAACCCGGTCACGCTGGGCACGCTGGTGCACCATGCGGAAGAGGGCGGCTGGAAACAGCCCGTGACGTTCGGAGACGAGGCGGGGCAGCCTGTATTTGAGCGGCAGGACCGGCAAGAGCAGGCCTCGGGGCTGCCCTTTTCGGTGGCCGGCGTGGACCTGACTTGTCCTCCCGGCTTCGTGGGTGAGGTCGCATCATGGATTGAGGCTCAATCCCGGCGGCCGCGGCGTAAACTGGCGGTCGCGGGTGCGCTCACTGCGATCGGCAATATTGCGGGATTGCGCTACACGGATGACATCGACGGGGTGACAGCGAACCTGTTCACGTTCTGCGTGGCAGGCAGCAGGACAGGCAAGGAGGCCGTCCAGCAGGGTGTGGCTGAAATCCACAGGGTCGCGGGCTGCGGGCCTGCAACGCACGGCGCCATCAAGTCAGAGCAGGAAATTATTCGAAATCTCACGCGGCACCAGGCCGCGTTCTATATCGTCGACGAGGTCGGCATCTTCCTGCAGAAGATCCGCAACGCGCAGAAACGCGGCGGCGCGATCTATCTCGACGGCGTAATCGGCATCCTGATGTCGGCCTACTCGAAGGCGGACGGTTTCATGCTGCTGTCCGGTGATCTCAAGGACGAGATTAAGGCGTTGTTGGTCAAGGAGCTGGCCGCGATCAAGCGGCGGATCGAGGAAAGCGATGGCGGATCAACGATCGGTCTGGAGCGCAGGCAGGGAGATCTCGAGCGTGCGCTCGGCATGATCGATAACGGGCTCGAGAGGCCATACGTGTCCCTGATTGGGTTTACCACGCCCGTCACGTTCGACGACCTCGTCGATTATCAGAGCGCGACCAATGGCTTTATCGGGCGCTCGCTGATTTTTCAGGAACGCGACACCGCGCCGCGATCGAAGCCGTCTTTTGTCAGGTCGAAGATGGCGCCCGCGATGGCGGCAACGCTGTCGCAGATCTATTCCGCAGGCGAGTATGACATGCTTGCCGATAGCGCTGGCGCACGGGTGGAATATTACGGTGACAGGACGAAAATCCCGACCGACGCAAAAGCCGTCCAGATGCTCGCTGAGGCGCTTCACTGGTTCGAGGACGCTGCGATCGCGCACAAGAGCAAGACGGGCCTGGAGGCGCTTTATCTGGGCGCCTACGAGATTGTGTCGAAGGTCTCGCTGATCCTGGCAATCCCTGAAGGGCGCCGCACGACAGAACACGTCCGATGGGCGTTCGAGCTGGTCAGGCAGGACATCGACTCGAAAGCGAGGCTGGTTGTTGCGAATGACAGCGAGAAGAGCGCGCCAAAGGACTCGCTGATGGCACGCCTCGCGAACATTATTGAGGATGACGGCGAGACGATCGGGACGATTGTCAACAAGCTGCGCAAGTACAAGCGTGAAGATGTCGTGAAGGCGCTTGACGAGATGGTCTCGGCGGGCGTAGCGTTGAAAACTGAAATCGCAGCGGCCAAACGGCAGAAAGCGACGACCCATTACCGCCTGACCGACAACAAGTAGTAGCAAGACTTAGTACGCGACTACATCTCAGATCGACGGCAGGCACGAAGAAGTAACAAATAGCAACAAGTAGCTTAAGCACCCTCTGGGAAATCTCCTAGAGGGTCTTTTTTTGACCCTTATCCCTATATATAATTAAGTGTATATATATCTAATATTTGTTAATTACATAGTGCCTACGGGCTATCCAAGACCTAGCGAAAAAATAGTTCTTGCTTTTTGTACGGGCGCGCTTCCCTCGTGGAACGAACCGTGGCAACCTTTGCTCATGGTTGATATCGAAAAATATATGGAAACCGAGTTCAAGCCGTCGCTGCGGACCAAGATCCTGCGGATCATCGAGCGAGGCGATCTGACGCTTGGGATCCTGGTCAGCAGGCTGAAGCGCCATGCGCGCGAGGACGTGCTGGCAGAACTGCAGGTAATGCAGGACGAGGGCCTGATCCTGGTCAAGCCGTATCGCGGCGTCAGGCAGCACACGTTGCTGATCAGCAAGCCGTAAGCGAAGGAGGGCATGGGGAAATGGGAAGGGTGCTGGATTACAAACCTCGCGGGTGGACCGAGGAGGAGTGTCTGGTGGTCAAGGCGATGGTCCAGCGCGGGATGTCTGCGACTGAGATCTCGCGCCAGCTCAGGGGCAGGACGCGCAATGCTGTGCTGGGCTTGATGCATCGCAACGGATGGACAAAGCAGGGCCGCGCAAAATTGCGCTCAATCCATGCGCGTCCTGTGCCGGTGAAGCGCGCGCTCGCTGCGGCGCAGCTTACGTATGACACGTCGATTGAGGCGATCACTCTGGCTGGGCCCGCATGGTCATGGCCTGCAAATGCGAGGGCCGCATGACACCTCGTCTCGACACGCCGCGCCAGCACGACCGTGACGAACGCGACTTGCGGGTCTGCGAGATGCTTGATGCAGGCTACTCCTACGCGGAGATCACAGCAGAGACCGGTGCGTCGAAGTCGGTCATTGCTGAAATCAAAGGCGTGTTGAACCGGATCGACGGTGTGCAGGATGGAAGGACGCGGGCGTGAGCTACACGGAACGCAATCCCTATGTCAGCCGGATCGCAGACCTTGAAGAGGAGGTCGAATTCTGGCGCTCACGCGCTGAGGCAGCTGAAACGGCGCTGCGTGGCGGATCATC